GCTCTACCCGTCCCATAAGGTCATTTCCTTTCCACCATAAGTCTTTTACTATATGAGAAGCGTTCTTTAGAGAGACAATTGGAGATTCAGGGTGATCCAGTTCTCCGAATGCATTACCGTTATTAACAAATTCCTCTATGTACTTTTTTGATTCTCTTTCTAATATAGCTTTACTATAGGTACGGCCGTTTTGATTCTTAGATACCGCTCTCTGCATAACACCTTCTACTTCATATACTCCCGGTCTCTCTTTAGATTCCTTGAGTAATGATTTAAACGGGGTTACTTCTATTAATAGTTGTGCCATGTTGAATTTTTTTGTGTTACTTATCTTTATTTAAAAGTACGACCTATTTCTGTATCTCCTACATCTTCTTTCCATGCTGCCATATAATCAGAAAAGAATTTTTTTAGTTCCTCACCTTTTAATCCTACAATATATTTACCTTGTCTAATAGCCTGATCTTTGGTATACTCTATATCATTCACTTTAAAAGGTTGAATTCTAAATGCTTCTGCTCCTTCTTCACTATAGTACTTACCCCCTTTATCGTAATCTGGGTCTAATTTTAAGTTTTCAGGTTTTCTATTATCTGGAGCTCTTTTAATCTCTCTTAAAGTACCATTAACCGATGGACGGCTATATACTGTTTGTTTTTCTTCTTCATCAATATCCGTTCCTGTATCTGGTACACCTACATCATATCTATCGATATCTCCTTTCGATAATACTTTTACTTTAGGAGTATCTAGTCCTTTAGTAAATCCTGATTTAGTTACAGGTCTTAGGTCTTTATTAAAAGCTGTTTCGATTGAGGGAGCTAAAAAGCCTCCGACTTTTAATCCTTCTTCATTTCTAATATCACCTAATGTATCATACACTTTTTGTATTTTACTTCTAGTCTTATCGTAATATGCTTCTATATCAGTTACAACATCCTGTAATTGTATGATAGCTGGTTTCATTCCTTCGAATCCTCCATATGTATCAGCAAATTTTGCTAATTCATTTGTAGCTGCTTCATTAATTACTTGTTCTTCTAGTACTTTAGATATAATTGATTTAATATTCTCTTTTACGATTTCATCTTTACCCATTGCTTTTTTAATAGCTTTGTCTTTAGCATGTTTGTAATCGTCTCCATCTACATCTCCATCTCCGTCATGATCTTTACCTTTCTTTTCATCCATAGGACCTTCGATCTTGTCTCCTTTTTTATAGACTAATTCTAGGCTGTCATGATACTTATCGTCTACATCGTCTATAGCAACTATTTTACCGTGCTTATCAGAATAGTATAAATCTTCAGGAGCAATAGATCCTGGTTCGTATTCTTCGTCTAAATTTCTATCTTTAGCTTCTTCTAAATTCTCAACCATAAATTGAGTTTCTAAGTAACTAAGTACGTCTTTTTTAGCAAACTCTATCATTCCAGGCTCTGTCATTGGTCCCATCTTCCACTCTTCCCAAGCTTTGATTAAAAAGTTAACACCTTTATCAAATAAAGGGCCCATACTTTCTACATATCCACCTGTTTCGTAATCATTTTCAGTTACTACTTTTCCGCCTTTAGTCTTTTTTCTTCTTCCTTCTGATAGTTTGCCGTAAGTTTTAGATTTAAAAGTTCTTTCTTTAATTACACCTTCTGCTATTTCTCTTGTAGGATCTGCTCCTTCATTAAAACTTACTAGTGTATTCTTAATAGCTTTTTTAAAGTTTCTTAAATGGTCTAAAGCTTCTACTTTATCTCTTTCCTCTATAGAATCAATTGCATAAGATAAATGGCTTCCTTCTGAATGATAATTTACATCTTCGAATGAATTAAATAATGCTTTAAGTGTCTCTATTGGAGTGTTAAGTCTAACTTTTAAACCAAATTCTAACATACCTTCATAATCGAAGTCTGTTGAAAACATGTCTCCCGGTTTAAAGTTCTTTACTACTTTATCTTCCTGTCCATATTTCTCTATATCTTTCATCTGTTGATCAGACATTGCTTCTTCTACTTCTACTTCTTCGTCGTAACTATCTCTATTAATAGTCTCATACTCATTATAGTTCATCCATATGTCTTCAACATCTTCTGTATCTATATCTCCTGAGAATATGTCATCTTTGTGAGTTCTAATAAAATCTAATGCTTGATCTATGTTAATCTTATACCCTTTATCATCCCCTATGATAGTTAATGCATCAATGACTTTTCTCATTGCCATCTTTCTATCGTGGTTTACTGTTCTTTTTCCATCTATACCTGGTTCAGTAGGTATTGGTTCTGCTTCTACAATTACTAACCCTATATTTTCATATGGTATTTCATGCTCGCCGCCGTCTTGATCAACAGCGAATACTGAGTCATCATGCCACATTGCAGCATTATCGTCATTATTAGAATCAGGGTTGTAAATGATGTATTCCCTTCCGTTACCGGTTTGGATACGTGCATCGTCTGCATCACCTAATCTCTTTAGTAATTTTTCTTTAGTGTAGTTTTCTTTTAGTTCAGCTTTTTTCATACCATTAAAGGTATCTACTTCATTACCTTTCTTAGGCTCAACCATTTTATCATGCTTATCCACTTTTGCTGATTCCCCAGCTATAATATTAAGGTAGTGCATTGCATCTTTGGCTAAGTTCTTACTAGCTTTATCGTGTGCTTTCTGTCTATCTTCTGCGGATACGTTTCCTGCTGAGTCAATACCTGCTGCTTCTAACTCATAATCAATACCTCTATTCAAAGCATCTTCTGTGTAAGTAAGTGAAGGATTATCATATTCAGGAGACTTTACCTCTACTAGAATACCTTTAGATTTCAATATTGATACTGAATCTGGGAATCCACTGTATGGAGATATGAATTGAGATAGTTCTCTTTTAGCATCTCTTAAAAATTGTGTCTTTGAGAAGTTTCCTTCTAAGACTGCGTTATATTTCTCTTGTATCGTTCTCATCTAAGTAATCAAACATTTTAGTGTTATACGGTCTTTTTTTTGTCTTCACTACCTTGTAACCTAACTTCTCAGATTGCTTTGTAGCATTGTTTTTATTTTTATTCTTACTAAACGCAAATGGAGTTAGGTATCCTCCTACTCCTGCTGTTGTGCTTAGCTCTTCAATTACCTCTCTAACTGCTTTAACTATTATACTTTTTTTCATAGTGAACGCATTTCGTTGACTAAATCGTAGTATTGCATTAGGTTAATAAGGTGGTTGTCAGTTATTTTTTCTGTCTTTTTTGCAGGCTTAATAGTCTTCACTACTTCTTGTAGTTTAATTCTAACTACCTCATCTTTTACATTGCTTGACAGTTCTTCTACTTGAGATTTAATTTTAAGTATTTCTTCGTTAACTATATTTCTTAACCTAGTAGTTGAGTTTACTGATGTTATAAATTCTTTAAGTATGTTCTTCTGTTCTGGTAGAAGATTTTTATAGTTGTTATTAAATTTTTCAAGTAATATCTTATAGGTCAGTAATCGTAAATCTTTTTCGTATTTTGAATACTCCTCTATTAAAGTGTCCTTTACCGCATCTTTAGCCATCTTTGAAGATGTTAAATGTTCGATAATTGTGAGTTTATTATTAACTAAGAAGTCTGGGTTTACTAATACGTTTGTGTTTTGTGCTTCCAGTAAACAGTACATTGCAGCTAAAGGTTTATAGTCTCTAACTTGTATACCGAAGAACTCCTCTACACTGTAATGCTCTTTAAGTAGTGAAATTAACTTATACTTTTCTTCTTTTAGTTTTTTCTGATTCAGTTTTCTTGATATCTCCGTAATTGTTGATATTACTGTTTCAGCTTTTACTTCAGAAAGATTTCTATTTTTAAGTATATACTCGTATAGTTTTAATTCCTTTCCAATCATACTGTTACCGGTAAAGAATTCTTTTAAGATTTCTAAAGCCGGTGAGTTATGTTTAGATAACGTATCTGCTGCAATTTGTTTTACAAGCAGTTCGTAAATCAAACCTGTATTTCTAAACTTTGAATGTTTTATTTTCATAATATACGGTTGCTATATATAAATATGGTCTAGTTATCTAAATCCTTAAGTTGATTTTCGTCTAATAAAGTAGACTCGTTCTTATCTTTCTTTTCATATATCATTTCTTTCTGAAAAGAGTCTTTAATTTGATGAAATACTGTTTGTGCTTTGGTATTATCAATTTCCATTATATTTTCGTTGTCTGATGGAAATCCTCCTTGCATGCCCTGCACTCCTAGTCTGTCTCTACCTCCTAATGGATCAGCATTTGTACCGTATACAGACATCTTTTCTCTCGGTCTTCCACCTTCAGGGCCTACTTCGTTATATCCTGATGGTACATTAGATGTCTTTTCAGTAGCGGTTGCTCTTCTACCGTACATAGATGCTAAATCGTGAGGTGTACCGTATGATCTACCTGAGCTAGCTGGATCATTACCTTCTGCTTCAAGTTGTGCTAATCTGAATACTCTTTTAGCATCCTCTCTTACTAACTCTCTCATCTCCATATATTGATCTTCAGAGAGATTAAATATATTGTCGTATATATAGTCTGTGGCAAATAATTTAGAATCTTTCATTTGATTAGCTAAATCTATCTTCTCTTTCATAAGAGCAACTTTTTCTTGTTCAAATATGATAGACGGATTAGTTAACTTTATTTCAAAGTTAGTAAGGTTTTCACCTGTAAATCCTTGAGTATATAGATGTACTAGAGCTATTTTAGTTAACTCTGATTCTAGTATTTTCTGTATCCTTTCTACTGTTCTAGCAAATCTAATATCCTCTGCTGCTAAAGTAGCTTTACCTTGTAAGTCTCCTTCATATCCGAAATATGCTTTAGGAATCTTTAGAGCTGCAAACATTTTAGATTGTAGGTACTGTATGTCATTAGTGCCGTCGTACTCTAAGCCTTTAGTTGTTTCTATTCTTGTAGAAGCATCTCCACCTCTTACAGGTATGTAAAAATCCTCCATCATATTCTGCATGTTGAACTTCAAGTTATATTGACCTGTTTTTTGATCAATATAAGGAGTCTTCTTCATAGTGTTAATAGTTTTTTTGCATAAACTGATCAACTTCTGCTGGTGGTATTGAACCGACATTAACGAAAAATGTTCTTTTCTCTGGTGCTCTCATTATACGGTGTATCAGCATAGCGTCTTCCATTAGCGTCAACTGCTTGTATATTTTTCTAGCTGGTTCGATAAAAGATCTACCGTATGGTAAGTAGTTTGTATCAGATATTAATCTAAAATGAGCTACTTCGTAGTTATCTAAATGTACTACTTTTGAGTTTTTTTTCTGATATAATGTGCTTGGATCTTGGCTGCTTGCTAAACCGTCTGGGTCAATAGCGAAAGAGACTTTAGCAGGATTTTCTGGGTCAAGTCCTTCGTTTCTACTCATATTGTAAACTGTATAAGGTAGTACATTATACACTCCAAACTTCTCTGCAATCTCTAATTTTAAAAAGAAGTCTCCGTATTTACACATATTACGTGTCCATGACCATAGGTTAAATTCTATATTTAGTACATCGTAGAATAAATTATAAAGTACTCTTTGAATATTTTCATCTGAGGATTTAATACCTAATACTTCACCTTGATCGTTTTTTAATGTAGCTTCATCTGATAAAATGTCTAGAGCTGATGCTATAATTGGATCGGTATCCATTGCTTCATAATCCGAATACAACTGTATTCTCATTGTTTGGTAGTTAATATTTGGATTAAAAATATTTGCGTTACCGTATGAGTGTAGTCTGGTGAATCTATCTACTAGTGAATTAGTTTCGTAGTTTCCTGTAGTCTGAATTCGGTTAACATCCGCTACTTTAAGCTCTGTTCCTCCTATATTTCTGATTATAACATCAGAAGAGAATAATCTCTGTAGTCTAGTAAATAATGATTTATCGGCCATTAATGATCAGTTTTGTTTAATATATATTATAAATAGCATGTTTATAGCAACCAAGATATATCTTCTTG